TGTAGAATACAAACAGTAACTGAGGAACAAAATGAGAACTACTACAAACTCATCAATGAATTCTTTAAACAAACTGGTTGCCCTATCATCTTTAATACTTCCTTTAATTTGGGTGGAGAACCTCTGGTTGAAACTCTCGATGATGCATTACGCACTCTTTCTAATTCTGATATTGAGTACTTGTATCTTCCTGAATTTGGTAAGCTAGTTACGATTAAAAATGACTAAGGTTTTTGTTAATGGAACATTTGATCTCCTTCATGTTGGTCATGTATCATTACTTAGCTGGGCAAAATCTCTTGGAGATTATGTTGTAGTTGGTATTGATACTGACGATAGAGTGAGGGAGAAGAAAGGACCAACCAGACCAATATATAATCAAGAGGATAGGGGATTGATGTTGGTTGCTTTGCAAGCAGTTGATGAGGTTAGGTACTTTGATAGTGATGAATCTCTTGAGGAATTGGTAAAAGAGATCAAACCTGATATAATGGTGGTTGGTTCTGATTGGAAACACAAATCAGTTATTGGTTCTTATTGGGCCGCTGAATTAAAATTCTACGATAGGATTGAAAAGTATGCAACTTCAAAGACAATACAATGTATTATTGATAGGGGATAGTTGTACTGATGTATGGGCTTATGGTTCATGTAGTCGTCTAAGTCCTGAAGCACCTGTACCTGTTATGAAATATAGGGAGACTCAAAGTGCTCCTGGTATGGCAGCGAATGTTAATGAGAATTTAAAGTCTCTTGGTATCAATGTAAACTTCCTTACTAATAAAGAATCTATTACTAAGACAAGATATATTGATGAGAAGTCTAACTATCAGGTGATGCGTCTTGATAATGAACCTGTTGTAAAACCTTTGCGTGAGGCAGAACTTAGAATGGCAGCAATGCATCTGGAGTATGATGCTGTTGTTATATCTGATTATGATAAAGGATTTGTTGATAATAATTTGATTGATATAATAGCACCTAAGAATCCAGGTATTAAAATATTTGTTGACACTAAGAAGAAAAAATTACCAACACAATATAATAATGTTGTATATAAAATTAATAAGAAAGAGTTTGAGTTGTTAGATCCTAATCATATACCTAATGGTAAGAATATGATTGTAACTAATGGACCTAATGGTGCATTATGGGATCATCAAACATTTCCTGTACCTATTACTAGAGTGTTTGATGTAAGTGGTGCAGGTGATACATTCTTAGCAGCATTAGTATTCTATTACATACAATTACCTGACATGAGAGAGTCTATTAATTTTGCTAATAGATGTGCAGCTATTGCAGTACAAAATCCTGGTACATATACTTTGACAATGGAAGATGTTGATGGAATTCTCAGCAAATAGTATCTTAGCATTTAATGCTACACATAATGCATCTGTTGCTTATGTGAAGGATGGTGTACTTGATTTAGTATTAGAAGAAGAGAGGTTGAGTCATAAGAAACATGACAACCAACCTTTCTTATCTTTATGTGAAGTTGCTAAATTTATTGATCCCAATGTAGCACTTGTATTAGGTGCAGGTTTACTTCATTCTGATGAAGATATTAAATCTAAAAAGTCTGGGATTTCTTATCGTAAAGTTGATGAAACTATTGATACCTGTGTCCAGTTAGTTCATAAAGCATCTAAATCTGAGAGAGCTTTATTTAATAATCTTAGTAGTGAGCATCATTTATATCATGCTGCTATTGGATTTTATAACTCTGGATTTAAAGATGCAACATGTGTCATTGTTGATGGTGCAGGTGCTCATGTTGATGATTGTTCTCATGAAGTTGAAACAATATACAAAGCATCATATCCTTGTAACTTTGAGACTGTTCATAAGAAAGTTGTTCCTTGGTATACTCTAGCTAATAAGTTTCCTAAGGAAGCAATTAAACCACCGACTTGTCCAGAACCTACCACTGGTATTGGTATGGTTTATTCTGGTATTGCTAATTACTTTGGGTGGGGACACCTTGGGTGTGGAACTTTGATGGGTCTTGCTCCTTGGGGTGAAGAAGATCCAAACATTAAACCATTTGTTATTGATGGTGAGATTGATGAGAGTATGTGGGAACGAGGTAGTTGTGGGGCAGAGTTTATACCATATGATTATGTTAAGAAAGTACCTGTCTTTAGAAGTATAAAAGATCCTAGGAAAAAGTTTCAGTATCTTTGTAATCTTGCTTACAGATTACAAAAGGATTTTGAATCTTATATGATTAATCTTATTAAGAAAGCAATAGAGTTGGGTGACTCTAAGAATATTGTTTTGTCTGGTGGGTGTGCTTTAAATTGTGTTGCTAACTATGAGTATCTTAAACATTTACCAGAAGGATATAAATTATATGTTGAACCTATCTCTACCGATGCAGGAACTGCTGTTGGTATGGCATTGTATAATCATTATTCTATCTCTCAATCATATGATATAAAACCATTGAAGAGTTTGTATCTGGGACCAACTAGAGAATACTATGCACCATCTGATTCATATTCTGCAGAGGTTTCTGATGTTGTAGATGTAATCCAGAAAGGAAATGCAGTAGCATTATTTCAAGGAAGATCAGAGCAAGGACCAAGAGCTTTAGGTAATAGATCTCTGTTGTTTGATCCAACTATACCTGATGCTAGAGTACAAGTTAATAAAATTAAATTAAGAGAGTTCTTTAGACCATTTGCTGCTACTGTTTTAGCAGAGTATGTACATGAATGGTTTGATCTTCGTGGCATGGAAGAGACACCTTACATGATGTATGCAGTTGATGTCTTAGAAGATAAGAGAGATATTATACCTGGTGTTATTCATGTTGATGGTACATGTAGGATACAAACTGTTACTAAAGAACAGAATGAGAATTACTATAATATAATTAAAGAATTCTATAATAGAACTGGTGTCCCTATGCTATTCAATACTTCATTGAATCTTTCTGGTGATACTATGGCAGAAACTATTAAGGATGTTTTGTATATTATAGACAATTCTGCAGTGGACTACCTTTATCTTCCAGAACATGCTAAAATGGTTTATAGAAAAGAAAATAAAAACAAACACAAGAAAGGTTATGCAGACAACTCAATCTTCGTTGGATCCTTACCCTACCACCACAAAAGTGTTTAAAAGATACTGCTTTGATATTGATGGTACTATCTGTACACCTGGTACATGTAATGCATGTCAGTATGAAGGTGCTACTCCTAAAAAGGATAGGATAGAAAAGATTAATAAGTTATATGATGAAGGACATTACATTATGTACATGACTGCTCGTGCAATGGGAAGAAATAAACATCTTTCTAATGAAGAAGCGAAAGCAAAAGCGAAAGAGATTGTAGAACCTCTGACTAAAATGCAGCTAGATATATGGGGGTGTAAATACCATGAGTTAATCTTCGGTAAACCCCATGCTGATTTGTTTATTGATGACAAAGGTGTAAAAGATGAGGATTTTTTTAAATGAAAAAGAAACAACCTAAATTTGTAGATAAAGGTTGGGGTTACGAGAAATGGATCGCTAACTCTGATGAGTATTGTGGTAAGCTATTGTTTATTAAGAAAAACCACAGGTGCTCATGGCATTATCACATACTAAAAGATGAGACCTTCTACCTACAGTCAGGAAGGATCGAATTGTTTTATAGTTCTGATAATGATAGAGATTCTGCAAAGACTATGTTGCTAGAACCTGGTGATAGTTTTCATTGTTGTAGAGGAACTAGACATCAGATGCTTGCACTAGAAGACTCAGAATTATTTGAATTTTCTACTGAACATTTTGATGAGGATTCACACAGACTTATACCTGGCGATTAAGATAGTCTTCAATTGTTAAGAAATTATAATCTTTCAACCAACTCATGTCAGCTTTGGTATAATATTGGTACTTACCCTTAAGATGAGGAGGAAATGGGATTGGAATCAATTTCGACTGCGTTTTTGCTGAAACTAGTTGAGCTACAGTGCCAATTGCTGTTGGCGATCCTGTGCCAAGATCGAATATGCCAGAGCCCGCAGTGTTCGATAACACTACATTCACCAGATCCCCTACCCACACATAGTCACGAAGAATTTGATCGGAGCCTTCAAACGGATGTATTTGACCAGTAGCTGCTTGCCATTGGAACTGACTGACTAGTGATGCCATCGCTCCTTTATGATGCTCACCTGATCCATACACATTAAAGTATCTAAACCCCTGAACATATCTAAAGCGTTCTATATTATCCAAGACCCAGTAGTCTACTGTTGCTTTAGATAATGCGTAGTAATTCAGGGGATTTATAATGCCTTGTTGATTACCGTAGACAGATGCTGAACTAGCATACTTAACAGGGATACCATATTTAATTGCTATCTCAAATAATTTAATACTGAAGTCAATATTATATTTGTATACCATCTCAAGGTTCTTGTTGGTTGTAGAGGACAACGCACCTTGATGAATGATCATATCTATCTTGTCCCAACTCTTAAAGTTATCTAAGAAGTCCAGACAATTTTCTAGGTCAACTTCAACTACACCATCAAGAGAACTCTTGAAGTGTTTGCCAATGAATCCATCAGCTCCAGTAAGAATATACATACTAAAATCTTTACTGTATATATTCTAGCACAGATAAATACTAAAAAAAGTGCATAGAGCCGTGATAGGAAGACTCGCATCGTTAAAAACGACTTATCAGAAGGGTACTATAACCAACACCCTACTGTATACTGCTACCCAGTTAGTTACTCTTTCTGTTTCAGCATCGAATCAGGTTGAGGATGAATTAACTCATTCTGTTTCTATTAGTAGAAGTCCAGAGCAGGTAGATTATTTTGTTGATGCTGATAATGCAGATGATTATAAGTTTACTGGTGGAGATATTGGTGATGTTCCACAGTATGATCCTGATATAACACTTATAAGAGGTGTAAAATATACTTTTAAATTATTAACAGGCGTTGATAATTACGGTCAAAACACTGCAACTGGACAGGGTTCTGAGACTGGAACTGTATCTTGGATTACTGCTAGTGGTGATTCAGCTAATACTTATTATTATAATTGTGAGTATCATGGACCAATGAACGGACAGATTATTGTCCAGTCAGGTAGTGGAGGTAATAGTTATACTATTAATGTAACTAATAATGGTTCTGGTGCTTATACTTTATCAGGTAATGATAGACTTGGTGCTGTTAGTGGAGACAATTTAAATGTTACTATCACTGAAGGAGATACTATAAACTTTGTTGTCAATGCTCCAGGACATCCTTTCCATATTAATTATGCAAATGTAACTGGTACTGCAAATCATGTAGGTACTGGTGCTGGTGGAGCTCATCCTTTTAGAATTCAAACAGGACCAGCAATAGGTGGTGGTAACACTCCTTATACTAATGGTGTTACTGGCAACGATGCTAATGGTGTTCCTGGTAATAGTTTAGTAACATTTGATGTCCCTGATGATGCACCTGATACATTATATTATCAGTGTACATCACACCCAGCTATGACTGGAAAGTTTAATATTGTATCAACTGATGCTGGTCATAAAGATTCTGATTATCTTGCTTATGGTATCCCGATGGAAGTGGGAGGCAATGCACTGTATGAAGATATAACTTTAAAGGCAGGAGATAGAATATTTGTTACATCATCTGAACCTGGTGTAAGTTTTGTTGCAATAGCATCTAAGAGTTTTCCTAATGTTAAATTAGATGTTGCAAAATTATTAGGTAGTCAGAACTCATACATTAGTAGTACTGCTTTTCCTCAGATCAATGATAATGTAGGTCTAGTAACTGCTACTAATGATGGTGTAGCAACGATACATGTATCCAATAGAAACTCTGATAGAAGTGCTTCAGTCTCTGTTGGTATTGCTTCAGGTGATATCAGTACCTTTACTCTTGCTGATTATTTCTTGTTTGGTTTGAGATTAAAACCACTACAAGATTTAACGATAGACAATATAGGTCTTGCTAAAGACCAAACTCTAGTTACTAGAGCATCCAGAACTGATGTAGCATTTGCTGCTTACACTGCACCTATTGATGAGGGAGCTACTGGAGTTGGAACAGATGGTGATGTTAATACTACTGGTGTCATAACTGCCACAGCATTTGTTGGTGATGGTTCTCAAATTACTGGTGTAACTGCTGCAGGGTTTGGTGTCAGTATCAGTAATAATATGTCACCGATTGGTGTTGCTGCTACTATAAACTTTGGGGAATATTTAAATGTATCTCCTATCTCTGCTGGTATTGTAACAGTTAGTGTACCAAACATAGTAGGTACTGCATTAACTGCTCAGAGTCTTGCTGTTGGTGTTGCTGTCACTCGTGCAGATACAGCAGGTGTTGCTGACTATGCTACATTAGCAGGGTTAGCGACTGAAGCTGTTGTTTCTCAGAGTACGACAGGTAATGCTGCTACTGCTAGTTTAGCTTTAGGAGTTGGAACTAACTTTGATATTGTATCTTACAATCCTATTAGAACATACGATAAGTTCTATGGTGATGGTAGTATGCTTACTAATATCACTGCAGTTGGTAGTGGTATCGAAGTAAAGGATGATGGATCTGTTGTAGGTACTGCATCAACCATAGATTTTGGTTTAAGTATAGATGTGGGTGCATTAGTTAATGGTAGTACTACACTTTCAGTACAGAAGGTTCCTCATGCTGATATCTGTGGTGTTGCTAGTTACTCTGACAAGTGTGGTGTAGCAACCTTCGCAACTAACTCAGGGATCGCTTCCAATGCCCTCAATGCTAACTTCGCACAAACTTCATCGTTCTCTACCTTAACAGGTGCTGCAGAGACCTCTAAGAGTCTTTACACAGAGTTTCAGGGTAACTTTAAACCATTACCTGTTACCATTGGTGGTAAGACTATCAACCACAGGTACAATGGTATTGGATCTGATAGGACAGTTAATATTCAAGGATATAATTCACCTTACTTAAGGTTTGAGGTAGGACAGACATATAGATTTGAGAACGCTGCACAACAGGCAAACTATCCTATTGAGTTTTACTATGCAGCATCAGGTGATCCAGTAGGATTTGGTACTACCAGTCCTTCTAAGATGACTCAAGGTGTTACTGTAACTGGATCTTATACAGAGATTGAAGTTACTGAAGAGACACCACAGTTATTCTATTATGGTGCAGGTGTTGGTAGTACTGGTGGCAGTATGGGTAACTCTGTTCAGGTGTTTAACCATGAGTTCCATAAGTTTGTAAAGGTTGGAGAGTATAAGAACCTTGCAGGTCTGAAGACATGTACACACACTCAGATGTTTGAGGGTCGTGCTACTGCATGGTATATGAATACTAATTTAGGTGTAGGTAACAGTGACTATACTCCTGGAGATCGTTCACATAATGTCAGCTCAATCGAACAAGTATCTACTGGTGTTTACACAGTTAACTTTGCTGATGCAATGAAGGATAATAACTATGCTGTAGTCATTAATGGTAGAGGTACTAACAACTTCCCAGGTGGTTTGGTCAGGGGAACAGTATATGACAGGACAACAACGGGATTTGGTGTTACAATATACAACGGGATCCCTGCTGTTGAAGACCTACAAGATGTTAACATCGTTGTGTATGGAGGACAAGACGGAGAACCTACCTACCTATAAATATTATTTTAACCTGAGAAAATGTTCGTAGTATACTCAATGGATGGATGCAACTACTGTGAAAAAGTTAAGGAACTGATGGAGTTGACAAAGCAACAACATGTGGTGTATACTTTAGGTCAGCATTTTTCTATTGAAGATTTTGAAAATGAGTTTGGTACTAAGCAATTTCCTCAGGTCATTGTTGACACCAAAAGTCATGAGAGAATTAGGATTGGAGGTGCTGCTGAGCTTGCTGAATATTTCAAAGAAAATAGTCTCGTTTAAACTTGCTAAATAAAATCAATTAGCATGGAGGTACAAAGTTTCTAACTTCTGTAAACCCTAGCGAGCAAGAAAATGTTAGCAACATCATTGGTCTTCGGATCTTTCTTTATTATTCTGACTGCTATTGTATCAGTCATGTTAGGATGGGTACTTCGTGAGTACATGTTCTATCATCATGATAGACCTAACATTAACCCTCCCAGTCATCCTGAAATGTATGATGAGAATGGGAATATCATACCTGAATCATTGATTGCATTTAGATTTGACAATCTTGAGGATGAAGAAGACGACGATTAACTTTTTGAAATTATCATGGCAAAACTACCACCGAAACCAACGGTTCATGAAGTCTTAGATGCTGTTCACAAAGCTAAGACTAAAGATAAAAAGATAGATGTATTAAGACAGTACGACTCCAAAGCATTGAGGTATTGTCTTATCTGGAATTATGATGAGAGTCTTAAGAGTGCTTTGCCAGAAGGTGAAGTACCTTATACACCTAATCCATCACCAACACCAGAAGCAACCAGCAAGCTTGCATCTGAGTACAGAACGCTGTATAATTTTATTGAAGGGGGTAACTACGACATAACCAATACTCGAAGAGAGGTATTGTTTATTCAACTCCTTGAAGCCTTAGATCCACTTGAGGCTGAAGTATTATGTTTAGTAAAGGACAAGAAACTTGCCAAAAAATACAGATGCAGCTTCCCAGTCGTTAAAGAAGCCTACCCCGATATCGTCTGGGGTGGAAGAGTCTAAAATCTGGACTCCTGAAGACAGGAAAGAAGCAAAAGAAAAGTATTGGATTAATATCCATGCACCTGATTGTTCATTGGAGAAATCTAATGTCAAATCATTACCTACCAATTCATATTTGGTAGAGTATACTGTTGATAACTCTGACAAGATACACTATGATATAGTGATTGCTAGTAAGAGAGTAGATGTCTTTGATTTTTATTGGGACAAACTTAAGCGTGGTCTCAAGAAGATAGGATATACAAACGGTACAAGAAACCCTGCGATGTGGGGTAACCCTCCTGTTCCAACACCCAAAAAGAAAAAAAGAAAAGAATGACAAAGATTCTTGTTACTGGTCATAAGGGATTCATAGGCAGTTATGTCTTCAATCACCTTAGACATGATGCAGGCTACGGATACCTAGTTGATGGTATAGATTTCCCCGATGATATTGGGGATTTTCAGTCTGAGATCAGCATGTTTGAGAAACCATATGATTATGTCATACATCTCGCAGCATTTGCTAACATCAGAGGCAGTTTAGATAACCCTGATGTATTTTGGGAGAATAATGTAGAGAAGTCTAAACCTATCTTTGAATATTGTAGGAGATATAATGTCAGACTACTCTATGCTAGTTCAGCACAGGTAGAGGAGTGGTGGCAAAATCCTTATGGTATTACTAAGAAGGTCAATGAATTACAAGCACCACCTAATAGTGTAGGGATGAGGTTCCAGACTGTTTATGGTGAGAACAGTAGGTCTGACATGTTATTCAGAATGCTGCAAGACAAGACTGCTAAGTATATTACTAATCATAAGAGAGATTGGATTCATGTTAAGGATGTTGCTAGAGCAATCTGTTACCTAATGTCTAGTACATATACTGGACACATTGATGTTGGAACAGGTGAGGCTATACCAGTCAGAGAATTGGCAGAAGCATTTGGTCAGGCAAATCTACCAGTCAAGGAGAACACACCAGGCGAGAGAGATGTTACATGTGCTGACACTACTGCCTTGCGTGAGCTTGGTTGGTTTCCAAGAGAAAAAGTTTTGGATTCGATTCCTGAGGGAAAACCGAACTTTCGTTTCAGATAATCGGGAAAAAAAATTCGGGAATTTTTTTGAGCCACAGGATTTATGTAACAAATGTTACAAAACTGGTCTTATACATAGTAATGTGTTATAATGCACATATCGTTCATCCCATAAGGGACGCAAGTAAGCCGACTCGGAACGGGTTATCGTTCATTCCAGTATGGAATTCCTAATCGCTGCTGCCTTTACATGCTCTGATCTATCAGTAATGATAGAAAGAGTTAATGGAAAGAAAGACTTATCTCCCTCTACGAGGGCAGATATAGTTGAGATCTATAAGAACTATTATAGAGATGTAGAGGGTTTGGAATGTCACTGGGACGCAAAAGCCGACTGAAGGAACGGGTCTAATCCACCCTACCTAAGGTAACCAAAATGGCAAAGGTCACTTACCGTGGTGTCGAATACGACACTGATGCTTATCGCAAGGAAATCCTTGCACAAGCAGCACAACAACGAAACCTTGATCTCATGTATCGAGGCATAAAGTGCAAAAGCAAGGCAAAACCTTGTAGTTAAAATTTAAAGGAGGGGTGGACACCCCTCTTTTTTTGTAGTATAATACCGAAAAGGAGAATTTTATGTTACACATGCGAGAACAACTACTCAGGGCAGTGCTATCCCATGCTACTGGAGAGATTGAAAAACACAAAGCTAATGTAAATGTCTATTTGGAGCATCCAGCAGGTATTGGCGAACATTCTGATATAACGGAAGCAATCCAATGTGAGTTAGACAAGATTGCTCGTTATCATGATCAAATAGAGGTAATAAACAAGTATTTTAGACAACCATCTAAACAATCCTTAAATGAATAGAGCAAAGTTAAAAGTATTGACTATGGCTCTTAAGGAGATTGTAGAGGAATTAGAGTCTGAGATATATTCTGATACAGAAGCATATACTCAACCTGTCAAAGATAACGATGTTGATGAAGTTTGGGATGATGATGATGGCTACCCCGATTGATGACGAAAAACTGAAGCTACGACAAGCAGTACTTAAGATCTTGCTGTCTAAATACGGTAATAGTACCTACTCAAATCGTGCCATTTACGAATGTGCAGACGATTGGTGTAGTAAGCAGGTTACAACGAACGGACTAGCAGGTTATTTTAAAGCGTATTATGCGACTAAAGGAAACGATCAAGTTGGTGAAAAAAGCCCTGAAACACCCTGAGATGTATAATGAAGAAGAACTTCGTTATATGCGTCGGGCAAAACGAGAGGCTAAAGCAAAACTTAAATTGAAACAACTTAGAAAACTACAAAATGACTGTAAAACTGATTCAGATAACACCGAATCCTGAAGAACAAATAGCGTATATCGCTAGGGTATCAAATCCCAAAAATCAGGATAATCCAAATTATGCTAAATTGCTTGCCTATTGTATTAAGCATCAGCATTGGTCTATATTTGAACAGGCATTTATGACATTAGAGATCGAGACCACTAGAGGTCTTGCTGCTCAAATATTGCGTCATAGATCATTTACTTTCCAAGAATTCTCCCAAAGGTATGCTGATACCACTCTTTTGGGAGCTATTCCATTGCCTGAACTTCGTAGGCAAGATAAGAGTAATCGTCAAAATTCAATTGATGATATTCCAGAGGAAAAGCAGAAGGAACTAGAACTTACTATTGCTAGGCATTTTGCATCATCAAAGGATTTGTATAATGAACTTATCCGACAAGGTATTGCTAAGGAGTGTGCAAGATTTGTATTGCCACTAGCAACACCTACTAGACTCTATATGAGTGGTAGTGTGAGGTCATGGATACATTATATTGATCTTAGATCTGCTCATGGTACTCAAAAAGAGCATATGGAAATTGCAGAGCAGTGTAGAGAAATCTTTAAGGAACAACTTCCTACGGTTTCTGAGGCATTAGGATGGTAGTTAAGGTACATCAATTTAAATCTGCACTTACAGTATCACCTTTTGCTCCTTCTTGGGATTATATTATAGCTGAGAAGGAGATTGATGTTGATTTGGATGAACTCTCTAGATTGATTTTAGAGAAAGCAAGTCCAGAATATGAAATTACAACTGCTCCTAATTGTAAGTCTTATTTTTTTAATGTATTAAAATGGGATTATCCAGTATGTAAGAAATTACATAAGGAGATAATAGAATTTCATGATGAATATGTTCGTGGTACAAGAAGTCCTCGCTTAGATGGACTCAAGATTAGGTGTTGGGCAAATGTGATGACTAAGGGTGATAAGTTATCTAAGCATCATCATGGTAATGCACCTCATTCTTATCTTAGCGGAAATTTTAGTATTAAGTGTGAAAACACCTCAACAAACTATTTTCACCCATATGATAACAATGAGATGTACCCTATAGATAATGAATCGGGTCATATGCACTTATTTCCTTCTTGGCTTCCTCATGATACAAGTAAGCATGAGGGTGATTCTGAGAGGATTATTATTGCGTTTGATATATATCTGAAAGATAGTCCATTATCATCTTTGGAACATTCAAATGAGTTAATTGATTTAAGATTATGAGTGAAATAGCATTACATACATTTCAATCACAAGATCCTGAGACACCTTTTGCTCCTACTTGGGATTATATTATTGGTTGTAAACAAACTGATATTGATACAAATGAACTTGCTAAAGTAATTTTAGAACAAGAGAAAAAACTACTTGAACAGTATCCAGATGGGTCTTTTGAGTATACTAATTATAGTGATGGATCAACTGGATTAGGAAAAGATAGTTTAACTTCTAGATATAGTTTTTATAATTTATTGGAATGGGATTACCCAATATGCAAACAACTTTATGAAAATATTAGCATATTTCATAATGAGTACTTATATGGTACTATAGGACAGAAAAAAAGGAAGTATAAGAGTTTATCTGGTTTATTGAAAATCAGGTGTTGGGCGAATGTAATGCGTAAAGGTGATAAGATTAAAAAACACGCACATTCAAGTCATCCTTGGACATATTTGAGTGGTCATTTTTGTGTTCAATGTGAGAATACTTCTACTAACTATTATCACACATATACTGGTAATCCATATCCTATAGAGAATAATCCAGGTCAAATGACCATATTTCCAACATGGCTTCCTCATGATACTGATAAGCATGAAGGAGATAGTGAAAGAATTACTATTGCTTTTGATATAGTTTGTGATAATGAAAAACAGTTTAAACATGGATTTGGTAAAGATCCATTGGAAGATAATTTGATTGCATTATGACAGATAAAATTAAAGTGCATAGATTTACCAATGATAGGATTACAACTCCTTATGCTCCTACTTGGGATTATATTATTGCAGAAAAGAAAACTGATCTTGATGTAAAAGGATTAGCTAAGATAATTTTAGATGGTACTATAGATCATTTCTTTTTCCCTGGAGTTGAACAAGCACCTCTTGCTGGATCTTTAAGATTTAAGAATAAAAATATATTAAAAGTTGATCATCCATTATGTAAGCAATTACATAAGGAAATTAGAGATTTTCATAATGAATATGTTAATGCTACTATTGGGAAGTTTGATAAAAAGATAGACATTAAATGTTGGACAAATATAATGCATAAAGGATCTAGTCTTCCAAGACATTTTCATTCGAGTAAGCGTAGTTCATATCTTAGTGGACATCTTACTGTTCAGTGTGAAGATACTTCAACCAATTATTATCATCCATATATTGTTGGTGAATATCCTACACCTAACTTTGAGGGTCAAATGACCATATTTCCAACATGGGTTCCTCACGATACAAGCGTACATCAAGGTGATTCTGAAAGAATTACTATTGCTTTTGATTTTGTTCCAGAAGACACTCCATTAGAGGACTTAGATACTTTTTATAGTGCTAAGAAATGGAGAAATGATCGGAAGGAATTAGTCCCCCTCTAAATAACACTACCCTTTGTAAACTTTTATGGCTACTTATCCTGTAATACACAAAGAGACTGGCGAGCAGAAAGAAGTCGCAATGAGCATCACACAATGGTCTAAGTGGTGCGAAGATAATCCCGATTGGCAGAGAGACTGGTCTGATCCATCAACAATGCCTGGTGTGGGTGAAGTTGGTGAGTGGAAAGACAAACTTAGAAAATCCAAACCTGGTTGGAATGAGGTCTTAGGAAGAGCTCAAAAAACAGGTCAAAATCGCCAAAAACTAACTCTCGATTAGTATGCCACGCAAAAGAAAAACTGCTTCAGTTGTCACTGGTATTGGCATGACTGCCAAACAGATGAGAAGAAAAAAACCAATTAATAGTGATTTTTTGGTTGACATTCAACCTCTAACAGATAACCAGACAAAATTCTTTGAAGAATATAAGAATAACAAACACATTTTCGCATATGGTTGTGCAGGTACAGGTAAGACCTTTATCGCACTCTATAATGCCCTTAAAGAAGTGTTAGATCATACGACACCTTATCAGAAGATCTATATGGTTAGATCTCTTGTAAGCACTCGTGAGATTGGTTTTCTTCCTGGTGATCATGAAGATAAATCTGCATTATATCAGATACCTTATAAGAACATGGTGAAATACATGTTCGAGATGTCTACCGATGCAGACTTTGAGATGTTATATGGTAATTTAAAGACTCAGGAGACAATTTCTTTCTGGAGTACATCTTTTATAAGAGGTACTACTCTTGATAATGCTATTGTAATAGTCGATGAATGCCAAAACTTGAATTTTCATGAATTAGATAGTATAATAACAAGAGTTGGAGAAGATACCAAAATCATGTTCTGTGGTGATGCTACTCAAAGTGACCTTACCAGAGATAAAGAAAGAAATGGTATCATTGACTTTATGAGAATCTTGCAACAGATGGAATCATTTTCATGTATCGAATTCGGTCTTGAAGATATAGTTCGTTCTGGATTGTGTAAAGAGTATCTAACTACCAAACACGCAATGTCTATGTAATGTTTAATCATGTATCAGCGAATCTCCCTCTATTAGAGAGAGAAACTATTGATGGTGTTAGATTTTATAAAGTTCCCAATGAGGATGAATTTTTAAAATTAGTATCAATCACTTCAGTGACTTCTCACTGGAGTAGAGAAAAGTTTGCTAAGTGGAGAAAAAAAGTCGGTGAGGAGAAAGCTAACGAGATTACTCGTAAAGCAACTGCTCGTGGAACCGACATGCATACCATGACAGAGCATTATCTATTGAATGAAGATCTTCCTAAGGTTGCACCTATGGGAGACATGTTATTTAAGATAGCTAAACCTACTCTTAATAATATTGATAATATTCATTCTCTAGAAGGATCTCTTTATAGTAAAGAGTTAGGTGTTGCTGGTACTGTTGACTGTATAGCAGAGTATAATGGTGAATTAGCAGTCATTGACTTTAAGACTTCTAAAGCACCTAAACCACGAGAGTGGATTGAAGGATACTTTGTACAGGCAGCAGCATATGCATGTATGTATTATGAACTAACAGGTATTGCTGTTAAGAAACTGGTCATTATTATGGCATGTGAAGACGGTGAATGTGTAGTTTATGAAGAGTATGATAAGTTGAAATATATGAGATTACTTGTTACTTACATTGAAAACTTCCTAACCACCCAATTACAACTACATGGAAAATGAATTTACAGCAGCCTTAGGCAAAAAGTTTATGAACCCTGCTAAATTTGCAGTGGAAATTGAAAATCTTGTCAAAAAGGAAAAACTTAATTATATTGATGCTATTGTTCTTTATTGTGAAGAAAATAACATCGAGATTGATTCTATTACTAAGTTAATTTCTAAACCTTTAAAGGAAAAACTTAAGTGTGATGCACAACAGTTAAATTTCATGAAGAAAACTACTCGTGCTAAATTGCCATTATGAAAAGACTTCGGAATCCAGAGACTATTAATTATTTAAATTTTAAGAAATGGGCTACTGGGTCTGAATGCTTGTGGTCATATATTCCATCGGCAACTCCTAATTACGAAGATCCAACAGAGATTGAAGGTGAGCAGAAAAATTTACCTTTTTATACTAGAACAATATTAAAGAGACCAGAGAATGAGTTTCGTTATCCTAGATTAGAGCATTCTGATTCTGAAGAAGCTCATAGAGTTATTGAAGTATTAAATGAGATATTAGATTTTAATAATATTAAGATGTCAAGTTATCTTAGGATATCACTTAATTGTGTTCATCCTGAGAAGGAAATTTATAATACATTACCACATATAGATCATAGTTACCCTCATGGCAATATAATAATATACTTGACAGATGCTGGTGGCAAAACTTATGTTAAAAACGAAGAGACTTCTAAGTATGAGGGGTATGATCCAATAGAAGATGATGTGGTTTTGTTTAGCGGTAAGCATTTTATGCAGAATCCTTTAAAGAAGAGAAGAGTTATTTTGGTTTCTACTATACTTCCATGAGTACTCATCCTTGGTTTCCTATACCAGTATATTCTGGAAAAGCAGTTGGTGATGAATATAAAAATATTCAGAAAGAACTATCTAGCATTTATGATGATTTAGAGTTTCGTCAAAATCCTAATTGGACAGATGATACTAATGATCTGAGTGTGGGTAAAAGTGGGGAAATATTTGGTGACTGTATTCTATCAGAAAGAAAGTGTAATCATATGCTATCTTTTATTAATTCTAGTGTAATACAGTACCTTAATGATCTTGGTGCAAAATCTAAAGAGTATGTTATTACAGAATCGTGGTTGACTAGAACTACAAAAGGTAAGTATGCACATTTACATGATCATAACTTATGTGATATCTCTGGAGTATATTATTACAAAACTAATGGTAAAGATGGTAATATAATGTTTCCAAATTATCTTAGGCAATTCGGGTCTAATTATGTGATAGGACAGGTATCTAATTCTATTTCATCATTGCTATTAGAGCAAGGTGTAATAGGACTTTGGCCATCAATGTTGATGCATAATACCGAACCTAATACTACTGATAATGATCGGGTAAGCGTAAGTTTTAATATCAAATTTGTGGTATAATGCAGATAAATAAAGGTGTTCAGAGAGGATTTATGTCTGATTTTTTCGATTCCGAATTCGTTCAAGACGAGATGGAAACAATTAATGAGATGCAAGAGGAAATTTATTCACAAGTGTTTAAATTCCCCACACTTCCTCGTGATGAGCAACTAGAGCATTTAGAAATGTTGGATGATTTGCTTGAAAAACAGCAGGTTCTCTATACTCGTATGAAGCTCTCTGATGATCCTCGTGCTAAGGAGATGGCTGACAATGTTCGGAAATCTGCTATAGTAATGGGGTTCCCTAAGGATGTCGATTGTAATCTCTTGTTTTCCAACATGAGAAAAACTCTCGATAATGTCCGTAAGGGTATTGACAAAGCAGTATGAGCGGCTTATAATAGACTCACACAAGCCAAATCCAATTACACAGGCCAAATCTATGTCTTTCGCATCACTTAAAAAACAATCGTCTCTTGGCAGTCTAACTGCTAAACTTGTTAAAGAGGTTGAAAAAACCAATTCAGCAAATAAAGGAGATGACCGTCTCTGGAAACCAGAAGTTGATAAAGCAGGTAACGGATACGCAGTAATTCGTTTTCTACCAGCACCTGATGGAGAAGATCTTCCTTGGGTAAAACTATACTCTCATGCTTTTCAAGGACCAGGTGGATGGTACATTGAGAATTCACTAACTACAGTAAATCAAAAAGATCCTTGCTCAGAGTTTAACACTAGTCTTTGGAACAGTGGTATTGAATCTGATAAGCAGATTGCTCGTAATCAAAAGCGTAAGCTTTCTTACTATGCTAACATCTATGTTGTAAAAGATCCTGCTAATCCTTCTAATGAAGGTCAGGTATTCTTGTACAAGTTTGGTAAGAAGATCTTTGATAAGATCATGGGTGCAATGCAACCAGAATTCGAGGATGAGACACCTATCAACCCATTCGATTTCTGGCAAGGTGCAGACTTTAAGGTTAAGATTAAGAAGGTAGCAGGTTTCTGGAACTATGATAGTTCTGAGTTTGCTGCTCCTAAACCACTCCTTAAGGATGATGATGCTTTAGAAGCACTCTGGAAGAAAGAGTACTCATTGCAGGAACTAGTTTCTGCTGATAAGTTCAAATCTTATGATGAACTTAAGAAGCGTCTTGAAGCAGTTTTGAAACTCAATGCTGCACCTGCTCGTCAAGTAGCAGAAGAAGTTGCTAACGAAGAGGTTGAAGAAGTTGCAGCAGCACCTGCAGCAGAAGACGATGCTCTATCATATTTTCAACAGTTAGCTGAAGAATGAATATCGTAGGAATCTATGGTGCATTTGATTGGGATGCCAATCATGGCAAACTCACTGATTATTTTAGCGTAGATTCTGTAGAAAGTACATCCTGGTCTCACGACTCAGGGTGTACTCTTTTTATGGATGGAAAGCATATTTGTAGTATCAGCGAAGAAAGAATTTCACGGACAAAGTATGATGGAAATTACCCAAAGAATTCTATCGATCTATGTTTAGATAAAGGTGGTATTCATAGAAGAGATATAGATCTAGTATATTTTGTACCAACTCATCATTTTATTTGCTTCCAACAAATTAAAAGTGGTTTGGCAAATAAGATTTTAAAACAATCATTTCCTAAGGCAGAGATTAGATTTACAGGACATCATCTTGCACATGCAGCTTCTACTGTCTTTACATCAGATTTTAATGAAGGTACTTTTCTAACCTTTGATGGTGGTGGATCTGCTATTCAAGATCCAACTAGAGATTATGTTGATCATATTGAGAATAATTCTATAGGATACTTTAATAAGAAGAAGCGTATCTTTAGATTTTATAATATGTTCGAGCATCAATATAATAATTTCGGACAGTTATATCAGAGTGTAGCATCAAAAATTTATCAGAAGAAGACAGGTGAAGAAATAAAACACTGGGAAGGTATCACTGCCTCTAATGGTAAGATAATGGGATTGTCTGCATATGGTACACCAGGTGATCATCCTAAAGGATATGAAGTAACTGAACATTCTATTCCTTATATTAATTTTGCTGCATTTGCTGAGAAATCAGATTATTATCACGAGAAGTTATGTGATATGATGTCACCTGAGGATGCTGCATATTATCTTCAGAGAACTTTTGAGGATGGAATGTTAGATCTTCTTAAATCTTTAAGGAAAGGTCATTTAGATAAGAATACTTGTTTTGCTGGTGGAGTCTTTCTTAATGTTTTAGGTAATACCCTTATTAAAGAGAGTGGTATCTTTGAAGATATCCATATACCACCATTTACAGATGACTCTGGTGTGCATTTTGGTGCTGCTATATGGGGATGTTATGAGAATGAAGAAGATATATCTTTACCAGATAATCTTGCTCTTTTAGGTAGAGATTTCCATAATGATGAAATAGTACAGTATCTTGATATGTTTGATCTTTCTTATAGGGACTATGACATAGATATTGTTGCAGATCTTATTAAGGATAATAAAATTGTTGCTTGGTTCCAAGGTAGATCAGAGGCAGGACCAAGGGCATTGGGATCTAGATCGATCTTTATGAGTCCTACCAGAGCTGAAAATAAAGACATTTTGAATAAGAGAGTAAAGCATAGAGATCACTGGAGACCTTTTGCTGGTACGATATTAGAGGATCGTGTAGGAGAATATTTCTTAGAGGCATATACTAGTCCTTATATGCTATATTCTCAGCATTCTACAACTGATGAGATACCTGCGATTACTCATGAAGATAGGACTTGTAGGATTCAAACAGTCAATCAGGATCAGAATCCTAGGGTACATGATCTCTTGACTAGATTGGATCCTCCTGTTATACTTAATACATCATTTAATGATAATGGAGAACCTATAATAGATTCACCTTATGATGCTGTTCGGGCATTTACCCATTTGGATATTGACCATATGGTAATTGGTGATTTTATTGTAGATAAATAAATCAGAACTATTATTTTTGAGACATGGCTTTTTCGGCAACTCATTATATTGTTAATTACAAAACAGGTAACTCTGACAAGAGCATAGAAATCTATGCTACTAGTGCTGCTGATGCAGAAACTAAACTTAAGAAAAAGTTTCCTGACGCTACAAGCATTGTTGCTTCTGTTGTAAACTAATGTCACGCAATAAAATTATCGCATATGCCGATGCTAACGGCAAGTGTAGAGTAGTAATCCCTACAATGGATTGTGCTCTATCCGATGATGATGTTATTGCAAAGGATATCCCTACATCGGATTATTCTGTCATTGATCCTGCGGATTTACCCTCTAAGGAGTTTAGATCTGCATGGCAGTACAATCATGGCAGTAAGACTGTTACAGCAGATCTTGCTACAGCAAAGACACTTACTACTGAGATATTGGAAGCTAAGTTTCTTGCTACAAAGAAAGAAAATGCAGATATACAGTCAATAGCAGACATGAAGGGAGAATCTGCTTCTCTTAAATCAAATCCCTCAGTACCATATACAACTATTAATAACGCTACTACTATATCTGAATTAGAAGCATTGATTTGACATGAAAAAATTTGAAGAGCATACTGCTCAACATGAGGAGTATAATTATTCTCGTGAGGATCCTTTTTATCTTATTTCACTAAGTAAAGATGCTATAAAGGAACTATGGGATTATATTGAAGATCTTGATGATGATGAATGGTGGGAGTGTAATCAAGAATTTGAAGATAACGAATATAGAAAATCAGATATCCATGTTCCCTTAACAGATACCTTCCCATATAAAGTGGGAATGAATATGTTTAATTTGGTAAATCATAAGAATTACCAGATGGATATTACTGGATATGAATTCCAGATCCTTAGATATGGTGAGGGTGGTGCTTTCCATTGGCATTGTGATTATGGAATCGCACCAAAGAAAGATGTATGGAGAAAGTTAAGTTTGAGTATTCAACTTTCTAGTCCAGAGGATTATGAAGGTGGCGAATTAATTCTTATTGATTATTCTAACAGGCAATGCGAAATTCCTAAGGTTAAAGGTGCTTCTGTTGTTTTTGATGCCAGATGTCCACACAAAGCATGTCCTGTCACAAAAGGTGAAAGGTATGTATTGGTTGGGTGGGCTAATGGACCTAAACTTAGGTAGATGCTTTTTTAAGTGTACGAGATTCGTATTGTGATGATTTGCTGTAGGTAAATATTTCAGTCAGATCTGTCATGAATTGAGTGAGATACTCTGGTTTCATTACTCTTATATTTCTTTTCTTTTCATTTTCTCTAGTCTCTGCTAGATAATTACTGACTCCTATTATAAATGGGTCATCTAGAGGTATACCTATACCTAGTCTAATATTAGGGTTATCTGGATGAGGTATAGTAAAATCTCTATCTACTACCTTACCTGCTGGCATAACCAATCTATTTTGAGAATCTCTGACTTCTTTAGTTTCATAGTATCGAGTTGCATTTAAGTCTCCATCATACTTATTATAACAATATTCATATAACTCTTTACCAGACATTGGCCAGTCACTTCTTACATTTGTCATATTATTAATTGTAAAAATAATCCAATCATATTCTGGATCTCCATATAATTCTTCTGCAACTTGTTCTGGACTTTCACCTTCTTTGATAGTATATTTGTCTAGAAAAGATATACTATTAAGTACATCATCTCTTAATTTTGCTCTCAAAAATAAATTTTTAGCTTCAACATAGTTGTCTCTATCATAGTTTTGAGCTTCTGGATTTTTATACCTAAAGTTTGGTACTTTTTGAAAATAGTGTCTAGACATTAGAATCCTACTCCTTTTTCTAGAGGAATTGCATCATAATCTTCAGCGTAGATTGGATTCATTTCCATGAATTGAAGACCTAAGTTCATATGTACTGGAGCACCATCATCATATGTTGCATAGGTTCCACTAGATGTATAATTTACTTGCATATTTCTTAGAGCACATACTTTAAATCTATTAAGGAAAGGATGTTCTTTTGATCCTTTCATGTAAGTTAGTCTGAAGATATCAGGAGCATTTAAAAATCCTAGATTTCCAGGTTTCATCTTAGCAGCACTTCTTGTTTTTAATAATCTTATGATCTTTCTAACTTCTTTTGCTTCTGTTGAAGTTCTTGGTGCTAGATTCCAATTAAAATTAAAACTTCTGAGTTGTACACCATTAAATAGTACTTCTACATTCTGATTGACTACCTGTCCTGTAGTCCTTGAAAGCAATCCACTAGCAGTTACATTAGCATTAAGTACATTAGCAAACTGTGCTGTTGCTATTGTTTTCATGTAATTAATAGCTTGAGTTCCTCTATTCTTAGCTCCCTCACCAGCGTTAGCAATTTTATCTGGTATATCTTGTATATTTCCTTCCATTATTTCTTTACCAAATTCTGCAGCCATTCCTGCAAAATCATTTAATTTATCCTCACCCCAATTTACCCCATTATTATCTTGTATATCTTGTGGTATTGGTAATATAATAGAATGCACAGCTTTTTGACTACCATATTTGTCACTTGCGGTAGCCATTGCATTGGCATAATTTCCATCTTTAAATAAGGTTGATGAATCAAAGTTATCACCATCTTTAAATCCACCTTCAAAACCACCTGAATGTGCTTTATATTCTAATACTTCAATTAAAAAGTAGTCTGATCCTCTCGAATGAAGATCATACGGATATCTTAATTGTGCGTCAACCCCTTTAGTTAAAGCCATTTATAGACTCTTTTTATGTATTTAGCTTGAATTTCGCATATGACAGTGATCTAGCATGTTCTAGTTCAGCAACCGATAGTTCATGAAACTCTCCGATCACTTCATTCCATGTATAATTTCTCATTTTATTCCAATGATAACTGAATCCTCTAATACCCCACTGTTTCAATTCCATACATGCTATTAAAGGAAATTCATCATATTCAATCATAGGAGTCTTTGGTAGATATACAAATGTATAGAATCCACCTTCTTCTGGTAAGATAACTTTAGTATCTTGTAAAGCATCTAAAACTTCCAGCATTGTATCTTCGGGATCTTCTGTCCCAACAAAGTCATCTACAATTGGCTGTAGTCTAGACACCTAAGTTATCCTCCGTTAGTATTTTAAACTCCATCATTCTGTCCTTACAGAATTCTTTTGCTGCACCCCATTTTGCTTGATTCTTAGCATACTCCATCACTTCTCTTACATATTTTCTATTTTTAGTCTTCTGAATTTTTGGTTCAGTGCATTGTCTTTTAGGTTTTATTTCAATAATATATTTCTTAGGTACTCCTGAATTATCTTTTACTTTAACATAAAAGTCAGGAAAATATCTATGTAATCTATTGTCAAGGGGTGATCTGTAAGGGATAATAACCTCTTCACTTCCCCATTCAATAATGTTATCATTCTTATCACAATATGACATAAAGACTTTTTCCCAAGAACTGCGATAAATAATATTACGATAGTCCCCTCTATACTTTGTTATATTAGAAGGTCTAAATCTTCCTGAACGAGCCATATATCGTATAAGATCCCGTTAGGTATTTATTGTGCCAGTCTATCCAAGAGTAAAGAAAACTGAACAAATTCGTAGTTTATTCCAGAGAGTTGCTACTACGAACCATTATGAGGTGTTCTTTAGTGGATTTGGAAGATTGCAGGGTCTTAGAACTCATATGACCAATAGACAACCCAGATTAACCAATTACTTTATTGGTAGAGATCTTGGTTTGCTATGTAATAGTGCAGAGTTACCTGCAACTTCTTTTGCTACATCGCAAATAGAAGGTAATAGGATGGGAGTTATAGAGAAGATGGCTCATACTAGAATATTTACTGATACCACTATGACATTCTATGTTGATAGTGATTATAGAAGTTTAGAATTTTTTGAATTGTGGCATGACTTTATAGCATCTGGATCTGATAATGATCCAGGAAATGCTAGACATAATATAAATTATTATCATAGAATGAGATATCCAAAAGATTATAAGGTAGATACTATAAGAATACAAAAATTTAATAAAGATCATTTTAGAAATGTAGAATATACTTTTCTAAATTGTTTCCCCATTAATGTAGCATCTATGCCTGTCTCATATGCAGAAGCACAGGTGTTGGAGGTACAAGTGACATTTGCTTATGATAGATATTACTTTGGTTCTATTAATTCTCTTAATCGTAAGAGTGAAAATATAACTCATCCTAGAATTCAACTACCAAGTGTATTGGGTAATGAAAATAAAGTAGATGAAGAAAAGACTATTTACAAATTAGATGGTCTTGAGAGAACTGGTTTTACACTTACTCAGGAAGAATTTGATAGAGAAAGGGCAAAGAGATTTGTACCAGATAATAGTCTAGGAGATTTCCCTGCAGATAGTTATATAAGTGATATTGCATAAATTATGGTATAATATACATGATGGAGTTTTAGTATGGGATTAGCACAAGATTTAAAAGAAGGGACTAAACAATCACACTCTGCTGCAGAGAATACTAAGTTTGTCTCATCATTTTTGCGTGGAGTAGTTAATAAAGAAAAGTATAGGCAACTTGTTGCCAACTACTATTTCATTTATCAGGCTTTAGAAGTAGAAGTTCTAAGATTGAAAGATGATCCTATTGTAGGACCATTGAATATGAAAGAACTTTATAGACAGCGTGGTCTATCAAAAGACTGTGAGTATTTTTTTGGTAACGATTGGAGAAATACTATCTATCCTTCAGAAGCATGTCAACAGTATGTTAATCGTATTCGTGAGGTAGCACATGATGATACTGAACTTCTGGTAGGTCACCATTATACTCGTTATCTTGGTGATTTATCTGGAGGTCAGATACTTAGAAATATTGCTAAGAACTCACTCAAGTTAAATGATGGTGGTTTAGATTTCTATGAGTTCCCTGATATAGAGAACAAGAAGGAGTTTAAAAATAACTATCGTGCTACCCTAAATAAACTGCCTGTAACATCATCACAGGTTTCTGCTATTGTCTCTGAGGCAAACTATGCATTTCGTTTGAATATGTTTATGTTTGAAGAGTTGGATGGCAACGCACTCAAATCCACATTGGCTTACATATGTGGTATAATTAAAGGAAAAAACTGATGCCATTACCTAAGATTACTGCACCACATTATGAATTGGTGATCCCTTCTTCTGGGAAGAAAATAAAATATAGACCTTTTTTAGTTAAAGAAGAAAAGATTCTTGTCATTGCTATGGAGAGTAATGATCTTAAGGATATTGCAAATGCAATTAAACAAGTTCTAAGTAATTGTATTCTTACTAGAGGTTTTAAGGTTGATAAATTGTCTACATTTGATATTGAATATCTATTTCTTAATGTTAGAGGTAAATCTGTTGGTGAGACTGTAGATATTAAAGTTACTTGTCCTGATGATGGAGAAACACAAGTTCCAGTAACTGTTGCTCTTGATGATATTCAAGTAGTTGAGAATCCTGATCATAATAAAGATATTAAATTGGATGATACTTTGACATTGAGGATGAAGTATCCTTCATTAGATCAGTTTATTAAAGAGAATTTTAGTTTAAAGGATGTTGGGTTTGATCAGTCATTTGATATGATTGCAGATTGTGTAGATACAATCTATAGTGAAGAGGAAACTTGGACTACTGCAGATTATACTAAGAAAGAAATGAAGGACTTTTTAGAACAATTAGGATCTAAGAAGTTTAAAGAGATTGAAAAATTCTTTACTACTATGCCTAAGTTGACTCACACAATTAAGGTTACAAATCCTAATACTAAAAAAGAGTGTGAAATTCCGTTGGAGGGTTTAGCAGCTTTTTTCAACTAGCGATGTTGCATGAGGATCTTTTTTCGTATTATAAAACGAATTTTGCCTTGATGCAGCATCATAAATACTCATTAAGTGATATTGAGAATATGATCCCGTGGGAACGGGAAATATACATTACATTATTGAAACAATATATTGAGGAGGAAAATCTCAAAGCACAACAGAAGCAGTAATGGCATTTTTAGGATTAGCAACATCAAGAGAATTATCTGGCACTGCTGGTGTTGCTAGTTCCAATGCTAGTCGAATTAGTGCTTTAGAAGGTGCTGGTGTTACCAAAGAGATATTTAAAGGTATAAATGAATCTATTCTTGCGATTAATAGAAATTTAATTAATATACAAGAAGCAATAACTGCTGATAGTGCTTTACAAAAACAGCAAGCAAGAGATCAAGCAGCAGACGCTAAGGAAAAATTAGATCTTCAGAAGAAAGAAAGGGCAGAGAGTTTCCTTGAATTAGATGCAAAGAAGAATCTTTTAAAACCAGTTGAAAAAGCAACTGAAGGGGTTAAGAGTGTATTTGAAAGATTCTTTGATGCATTAGGTGCTCTTGTTGGTGGATGGTTTATTGATAAGTTTGGTGATTTATATGAGGGGTGGAAAGATGGTGATAAAGAAAAACTAGAAGAAGCTGCTGGTCAAATTAAAGCAGGTCTTGGTATTCTTGCTGGAGTTTTTGTAGCACAACAAGTGGGTACAGTACTATTGAGTACTGCTATGGGTGGATTGATGGGTGCAATAACAGGTGG